TGTGGTCATTGGAGAATTATATGGCCAGGTTATGTTATTAATATGACAGGTGCAGGTATGTCTCAAGACACTACCGCTATGGTCGCAGATCCTAGATGGTATCAAAATGTTAAAGCTGTAAAACTACAAAGACAGGCTTCGACTCACCAAAAAGAATTTGTACAGCACCTAAAGCGGATTCAAAAAGAACATGATTTTAAAATAATTTACGAAGTAGATGATGTGGTCTTCAAGGAAGATATACCTGATTATAATAAATTTAAGTTCGCTTTTGATAGTGATGAAATCCGTCAAAATTGTATCGATATTATTAATATGGCAGACGAAGTTACAGTCACATGTGACTTTATGAAACGTCTTTATAAAGAAAGAACAGGCCAACAACAAATTACGGTAATTCCAAACTTCATACCTAATTTCTGGATGGGATCTTTGTTTAATAAAACAAAAATAAAAACAAGTTTTAACAAATATAGACAAAAGCCTCGTATACTCTATACAGGCTCCGGAGCCCATTACGATGTAGACAATAAAACAGGCGGTAAGGATGATATGTATGGTATAAGGGACATAATAAGAAAAACAGTCAATAAATACCAGTGGGTTTTTGTAGGAGCCTTCCCGCCACAATTACGAGACTTAATACAAAATCGCAAAATTGAATTCCATTCATGGAGAGACTTAATAACATACCCATCATTTATAAGCAGTTTAGATGTGCAATTGATGGTAGCTCCTTTACAGGTAAATAGCTTTAATAATGCTAAATCTGATATTAAATTCTTAGAAGCTTGCACACTTGGAATACCTTGCTTATGTCAAGATATGGAAACCTACCATACCGCACCCGATAGTTTAAAATTCACCACACCGGAAGAATTTGAGCATAAGGTCGAATATATTGTAAATTTTAAAAATAGACCAAAGTATTTTAAAAATATTGATAGATTACGAGAAATTGCAGAAAAGAGAATTCTAGAATTACCACAAAATATTGGAGCACACGTCGAAGCGTTAACTACACCCTACGGTAGCTTGGAAAGAAAATATTTAAGAGAGTGGAATTAAGGAATATTCCTACTATACTACTGTAGATGTCTTATCGGAATGTAGTCTATAACGGTCGTCAGGGCTGTATAAACTTGTTTACCTGGGATAGTGAAGGTAAACGAGTGATGCGTGAATGTACCTTTGAGCCTTATCTATATGTTGAAGACAATCGTGGTACTAAGACCTCTATTTTCGGTACAAAATTAAAGAAAAGAACATTTAACAACGCTTATAACCGATCTCGGTTCTTAAGCGACGCTGGTATTAAGAGAGTATTTGAAAATATTCCTGCAGCTCAACAATTTTTGATTGATGCATATTGGCAAGAAAATGAAAAAGAGGGGTTTAGTGCTAACCCTTTAAAATATTGTTTTCTAGACATTGAGACCTATAGCGTAGACTCTTTCCCCGATATTGACAACCCCACCCATCCAGTAAACGTTATAACTTGCTGGGATAGTTTTAGTAAAAAATTCCATACCTTTGGCACTAAGCCTTATACCGGTAAAGGCAGGGATGATTTAATATATGTATCGTGTAAAGATGAACGAGATATGTTTATTAAGTTTCTCGAGTATATAGAAAATGATTACCCGGATATCTTGAGCGGTTGGAACTCAGAATTTTTTGATATTCCATACATCGTAAATCGTATGGAACGAATACTCGGCCAAGAGTTTGTTAATAGACTCTCACCACTAAACAGAGTACACTTTAGAGTAGTTAAAGGTAAATTTGGTAAAGAACAAAAACGATTTTATATTGACGGTGTTGCATGCCTGGATTACTTAGATGTGTATAAGCGCTTCTGTCTAAAACTTAGAGAGTCATACAAGCTTGATGCTATCGGCGGAGTGGAATTAGGAGACCGTAAAGTTGATTACGGCGGTATAAGTCTTGCTGCTCTAGCTGATGAAGATTGGAACAAGTTTATTGATTATAACATTCAAGATGTTAATTTGTTAGTCAGATTAGAAGAAAAATTACAGTATATATCTCTATTGCGAATGCTTTCGTACGTCGGACTAACGACTCTCGAAGGAGCGATGGGAACGATTCAAGTTATTAACGGTGCACTATGCATTCGAGCTCGTAAGAGAGATGTAGTTATATCGACCTTTATAAGAAATAATAATACGGGAAAGAATCCCGGAGCGTATGTAGCTGAACCTAAGAGAGGTTTTAAGAAAAACGTAGTATCGTTCGATGCTAACTCACTATATCCTAATGTGATGATCTCTCTCAACACATCACCTGAAACTAAGGTTGGTAGAATAGAACGAACCACAGAAGATAAAATTAACATACAACATGTATCGGGCAAATCATTCGAATTATCTAAACCCGACTTTGCTAAATTCTTAAAATCAGAACAATGTGCCCTATCTAAAGCAGGTATCTTATTTAGCCAAAAGAAGAAAGGCATTATTCCAGAATTCTTAGAATATTATTATAATAAGCGAGTAGATATTAAAAAACAACTGTTTAAAACAAAGCAAAAACTTAAAAAGGATAAAAATAATATAGATCTTAAATACGAAGTAGAGCGACTTAATACATCACAGATGGTTATTAAGATTTTAATTAATTCGTGCTATGGTTATATGGGTAATAAAAATGCTCCTATTGGAGATGACGATATTGCATCCTCTGTAACTCTCACAGGCCAAGCAGTTATTAAATATTCAAACGAGCTAATTAAAGAATTCCTAAAAAGTCAAATAAAAGACATTCCTGATAAAGAATTAGATGAATGTGTAATTTATAACGATACAGATTCTTCATATATCTCTATTGCGCCATTGGTCGACACGGGTATTATTAAGTTTTGGGATGATAATAAAGAAGGTCGTATACACAAAGAAACTTATAATAAGATTCAAGAAATTGAAGACTATCTCAATAATGGGATAGGTAAGTGGGCAGAAAAAGCTTTACTAACAACCGATAGTCGGTTTATTTTCAAACGGGAATGTATTGCTGATGTTGGGGTATTCTTGCAGAAAAAGCGATATGTGATGCATATTCTTGATGATGAAGGAATCAAGGAAAATAAATTTAAGTATACAGGGGTTGAAGTTGTAAGAACTACTATGCCTAATGCTATTAAACCATATGCTAAAAAAATTATTGAAACTATGCTTAGTACACAATCATTAGCTGAGACTAATAAAGTCCTTAACGAAACATATGAGGTTTTTAAGGGGTTAGTACCAGAGGAATTAGCTTTTGTTATGGGTATAAAAGGGTACGAAAAATATGCATCACAAAGTAACGCATTTAATACATGTAAAGGCATGCCCATTCACGTTAAGTCTGCATATTTCTATAATCTTCTCCTCGAAAAATTAAATACAGGAAACAAATATGAAACACTTGGGTCAGGGGACAAAGTCCGGTATATGTATGTTGAGCAGCCTAATAAATTTGGTCTGGATAGTATTGGTTTTAAATATGATTATCCTAAAGAGTTTAGTGATATTTTTAAACCGAATTATGATAAGATGTTTGAAAAGATTCTTTACCAAGCTATCGAACGCTTCTACGACAACGTAAATTGGACCATTCGTAAACCTTCTGAGAATGTTACAGTAGAACTTTTTGATCTCTTTAGTAAATAGTTATATGGCAATACAACCAGGCGGATACTTAGATAGACCGGAAGACGATAACACACACCAAGCTCATCCTGCATTTAATAGGGGTAAGATTCGCGGTATTTTAGAAACATTAGCAATAATGCGAAAGGTAATAACGGGAGAGGATAAAGGCGACGGAACAATTAACTCGCCAGAAATCGAAAAAATTAGAAGATCAGTTGTTATTATGAGAGAAACTCTAGAACATGCACAAGATAAATCAACATACCTCTCAAAACCAGCTAAAGAAGCTTTACAAGAAGCTACTAACGTAGCTAATGAATTACGATATCAGTAGTTGATTTATTTCATTAATTGAATAAAATATTAACATGGCGAACATCAAAACAATTATTGACCATATCGGGCGGACAGTGGTCGGAGAGGCTGCTAGTGAAGATAAAACTACGATTACTATTAATAATCCGGTTATTATTCACGTACAACCGGATCCCCAAAGTGGTCAACTTCAAGTACAATCATTTCCTTACTTATTTATGGAATTTATCAAAGGAGATAAAAAGCAGAATAATTGGACTTTCCATAAGTCGGCTATCTCTACATCAGATGTAGAATTAGATGATAAAATTATTACACAGTATAATAATATTAATAGTCCGCAACCTGC